ATGAATGCATAAATAAAAGTTTTACTTTCATCTCTTGAATTTAATCCTGCAGCAATTTGATTTGTAGTATGTATATCTCCATTCACAACTTCATGTATATAATCTTTATCATTCATATAATGTGCTAACATTCTTAACTCAAGCCCAGCAGCATCAACACCTACTAATTTATAACCTTTGTTTACTGTCCATAAGGCTCTGCATTCTTTTCCATATTCAGAGTACACAGCAGGAACTTGAGCCATATTGGGCGACTGATGACTCATCCTTCCAGTAATTGTACCATTGGTAATTACTTTGCCATGCACTCTTCCATCTTCCTTAACAGCTTCAATCCAAGAACTGACTTGAGCAATTCTTTTCTGTAGCATTAGGAATCTTTTTATTAATTTAGCTTCAGGAATATTATGTATCTGAGATAATACTTTTTCATCTACAATCGTATGTCCTTTTTCAGTTTTCTTTTTTGGTTTCCATCCAAGAAGAACTAATCGTTCAGCAATCTGTTGCCTTGAACCTAAATTAAATTCTTTGTATTTAACTTTTATAAAGGGAACTCCCTTAACATAACCTCTTGATTTGTTATTAGACTTAGGTATAAATTCTGTTTCTATTTTTAAGGGTGGGAAAGTTTGTCTAACCTTTGAGGTTAAATCATTCATGTCTTCTTGAAACTTACATTGTAATTCATAAGCATCAATGATATTTATTTTAAATCCTTTTTCATGTTGCTTTTGTATTATCTCTGCAGTTTTATGTTCTAACTCTATTGATTGTCCAAAGTCTTTTGTCTTAAGATTTAAAAACTTATATAGTCTTTCAGTTAATTCAACATCATTCCTACAATAAGTTAACATTTCTTCAGTAAAGAAATCAAATTGTTCAAAGGGTATTTTACTATGTCCTAACTTTGTTCCCCAATTTCTTAGAGAATGACCACCCTCTATCATAGGATTTAATAATCTAGATAAAATTAATGTATCTGTTTTTTTACAATGAGCAAACAAATCATAACCAAAAATTTTATTAACAACTGGTATATCAAATCCAATTATGTTATGACCTATTACTTCTTCAGTTTGTTTTATAAACTCTTCAAACCTATGAAGTTTATCTTCTCTAAACTGATAGTAAGTGTCACCATGTTTGCACACAATACACCATATCTTATCAGCAGTCATGGTTGTTTCTATATCAAATACAACTTTATTAAAAGTCATCTGATTTTACTTCTGTTAATCTACCAGTATCTGTATCATATCTTAAATCACAACAAGGACCAGTAATACCAGAGAATCGGTTCTTTAATACTCTTATCCTAGTAGTGTTCCTAATTTCAGGGTCTTCGTTCTGTGCGTCTCTCTCAAGCCCTATAACCATGTCACTTAGCTGACCTATACTAGCCGAACCTCTAAGTTGTGATAGTGAAGTTGCTGCACCTTCTTCATGTCCTTTACCTTCAGGTCTTCTAAGGTGTGATACAACTATCATAGATACTCCAGTCTCTTGGACTAAAGTTCTAAGCCTAGTCATAATTTCATCTAAGGCTCTTCTCTCATCACCATGTTGTTGGTCTGATACAATAATACTTATATGGTCAATCACTATGTACTTGCAATCTTGACCTTTAGCTAAGAATCTCACTCTTGAAACAATATTATCTATAGAGTTAGAACCAAAATGGTCATACATAAATACTCTACCAGTACCTACTGTTGAATCAAAGTAAGTTGTCATCTCTTCCTTACTTACATGAACATCTGGTAAGTGTAATCTTTGATTAGCTTCAACACTCATCAAACCTTTTGAAGTTATAACTGGTGTTTCTTCTAACATTAACAAACCAATCTTATCTTCAGTTGATTTTATAATATGATGTACTACCTCTCTCATTACTTGAGTCTTACCTAGTCCAGACCCTGCTGTAAAGGTTACTAACTCTGAAGGTCTTAAACCATAAGTAATTTTATTCAATCCTTCAAATGGATATTGAACAAATGATTTTGTTATTGGTTTAAGTACATCATCTAATAATGTATTAGCATTTATAATTCCATCTGGTGCAAATACTTTAGCATCCCAAAATGTTTTATTATATATTTGTATTTTATTTTTTGTTAAACAATCTGAAGCATCTTTAAATCCTTCAGGTAAATGCATAATCTTACATTTTCCTGGTGAGAATAACTCTGCTACTTTCATAGCACCATCAAGACCATGCTCATCATTATCAAAATTAACAATTACATTATCAAAATTATTTTCTAACCATTCTAAACTTACCTTAATATCTTTAACTGCAGAAGCTATACCATTTTTAATACTAACTACTGGTGTGTGGTATGTTCCTTTTAACATCATCTGATAAGCTGATAGAGCATCCAACTCTCCCTCAGTTATGATAACATATTTATTTTTAGAAAAAAGATGTTGACCAAACAGCCCAGAGTTTTTAGTATTACCTTGTATGCTAAATTCTTTTAGCTTGGTATACCTAGTCTTAGTTGCAATCTTTGCACCTTGTGTATCGTGATATGGATAGTAATGGTTTGTTATAGTACCCATGTTATCCATCTTAACTGTCACCCCAAACTTTTTACAAGTTGATTCTGCTATTCCTCTATCTACAATCTCTGCATAGTTAGATTCTTTCATGTAATCTTTTACTTCATATTCATTATTACTGCTGGTTGTTGGTTGTGTTTGCATATCATATTCCTTTATATATTCTTGACATGAAAAACAATAAGCAGAGTTGTCTGCGTTTACAGATACTGCATCACTACTTGAACATAGTGGACAGGGTAAGTGAAACTTGACAAACCCTTTGTGATTTACTTCTTCCATTGTCGCCCTCATGGTTAATTAGTTTTCAAAAAAAAAGGAAGCCGACCTACTACAAGCCGACTCCCTTTGAGGATAAAATAAATGATGACACACTAAGTGTCCTTCACTTATAGAGTGTTATACTAAAAATCTTCCTTGATGTCAACACTTGCACTAGAGCCATCTGCATTTTTAATAGATACTTTTTCTTCTATTTCAAACTCGTCTCTAGGTAAATACTCGATTAAGTCTGAAACCTGTACAGCTTGTAGGTCTAATCCTACACCCTTCTTGCCCTTAAAGTTCCAATCATAGCTTCTATACATTACTTTAACTTTGCTACCATTGCCGACTATTTTATCAAGTGGTTGTTTACTAGCATCAACTAATGTTGGTGGTTGATTCTTATCACCATTAGCTTTAGATACTTTCCTTTTAAATCTAACTATATTGTTTATAGTTTGTTCATCAACTACAGTTTGACCTACAGAGATACCTTTACTTTTAAAATCTTCTGCTACTTCATCTGATACTGATAAATCAACTCTCCACATAGGTTCAAACTTTGAGTTTGGTCGTGTCAGAGAAGCCCAGTAAGCTGTGCCTTCAATTATTGCCATATGTATTTGTCCTTATTGTTATTGTTATTATTAATTATTAATGTATTACTATCATACTTCATCATCGTTGTCAACACTTGGTTCAATTTTATTTTCAAGTATCTCTTCTATTTTCTTATCAATGTTTAGTTTAATAGTTTGTTTCTTGTTCAGCTTATCCTGAAGGTCACCTATCTTTGAACCCATAGATTGTACATCAGCATTAGCCTGTTCTAATTGTATTAGAATTTGTTTAATCTTGCTATCCTTTTGAGTTATAGTTTCATTTAACTCTTTCTTTTCTTTTGTTAAGTCAGCTATAGTAGATTTATATTCTGTTAATAAAGTTTTATCAGTCATTTAAAAATTTTCTTTTCCCTTCACTCCCTTTAATTTTATTTATTCGTTTAACTTTTTTACCAGATTTGTCTAGTCTTAACCAATGAACATATTCATCATCATTTACTAAAGTAGATAAGTGTTTTGCCGACCATTTATAAATATCTTTTATCTTTCCAAAGTGATTGTTGATAGTATCAATATGCCAACAAGTTTTACCACTATCCCAATCAAATCTTTTTAACTCACCACTTACTTTAAATCTTTCTTGTACTTCATCACTAAGAAATGCCCAATTTGTAAATGCATAAGCAACACCAGTAGTATCATATCTAAAAATATGATATTGATTTAACGCAACACTTGGTATTAGATGTGTTGATAATTCTTTATCTGTTTTATTTTTCCAGATAAATTGTTCTTTATATAATCTTATTGCATCTTTTATATCTTCATTCTTACTCATTAAAAGAATTCTTTTTTTAATTGAGAAGCATAAACATAACTATTAAACTCTTCTCTATTACCATCATCATCTAATTTATTTAAGCATTCATTACAAATCTTTTTATTCCTATCATGTATATATCTTTTCATGCTACCACCTTGCTCACTAGCATCACACTTATGACATATATCTCTGAAGTTAAATCCTCCATCCATCATTCCCATTAGTCTAGTCCTGTTATAATTTTTTTAATAATACTAACTGGAAAGTTCTTAACTTTCTTATTTGGATTAGTACTACAACCACTTAATAATATTACTGTAATAGTAAGTAGCATTAAGAAGTTAACTATATTATTTATATACATTATTATTTTATACCTATACATCCTTCATTAAATAATTCTTTAATAGGAAGTACTACACATTTGGATGCTCTATAGTCTCCAATGCTTTTAGTATGTGTCTTCTTATATTTCTTTACAATCTTTTTTAATCTTGATACTCTAAAGACTAACATACAATGTTCCTTACCATCAAGTTCTAATATATGAAACCACCATTTAGATTCTGTCTTGTCTATACCAGATGGCTTATCTCTAAACTCATACTCAATAGCAATGTTGCCTGTCTTTCTCCACCATGCTCTCTCTGTTTTAATTTCTACTTTACTATCTTGAAGTAAGTCGGCTACTCTTTTCTCTCTTATCTGTCCATACTTTAAATCTAAATCAAACTTAGTATTCTTACCTGTTGCCATTAGTATTGTACCTCTTGATGAAAGCTACAGATGTAATGTGTTAAAAACTTATTAAGATTCTTATTATGAAATAACTTTTTAGCATTAGCTTTCTTAAGTTGTTGAAATTTTCTGATTATAAATGTTGGTTCTAAGTTTGCGTAATCGCAAATCTCACAGAAATGTGAGTCTGTTTTTGAAAACCAAGCTGTTGATTCTTGGATAATTTCTCTTCGTCTATTTCCCCATGCATGAATGTCTACATCTAATGCATCCATGATGGCTCTCACTATGACACTTCTATAAAGAAGTACACATGGTGTGATTGCTCTACCTTCGCCCTGTCCTGCGTTTGTTACACTACTATTCAATATCATATTTCATTTTATCAAATACTTTATCTAATAAAGATTTCTTATTCTGCTGTACAATCCTCAAGTGAAACTTTTTTGTTCTTAGACTTTTCGCTATCGGATTTTTGAATTTTATTTTTGTATGTTTTTTCATCAATCTCCTCTACTGTATGTCTACTAAGTTTAACTTCTCGATTAATTATATTAGAATAAGGACTCCAATTTAAATTCTCTTTAGCTTGTTCTAATGTAGTGCCTGAATTATAATAGTCTTCAACACACACATCAACATTGACCCATGTTTTTTTTAAAAAGAATTTGTTCATATTAGATATAGTCCTGTCTGTAAAATGTTTTATGTATAAAAGTTTATGCCTTTTATGTGAAGACAGTATCTCCATTATACCCTAAAACATTTGCTCTCGCAACCCTGTATTAAAATAAATATAGTCAATAATATCAATGGTTTACACACAATTTATTTGCCTTTCATTAATTAATTATGCTGGTTGTTGACCAGTTTCTAAAAATATTTTCCAATCTTTTCTAGTTGAAAAATTACATAAGTCAAACTTTTCCATTGCTCCATTTAACTGATATGCATTAACAAATAAATGTAAGTCATGCTTAATATTATGAAACATATAAACACTATTTAATTTATCTTTTGTTTTACTTCTTTTATACTTTACTATTTCTTTTTTCTTTTTCATTTTCATTCTCCTTTTATTTTTTGCCATAATATTTTTAATTCTATTAAAATATTTTTATAGTCTGCTATAATATATCCTCCTAGAATAATAAAGAATAATAACCAAATCATTTTATGCTACCTCCTTTAATATTGTTATTGCTCTTGCCTTAGCTGGTTCTCTTTTAATGTAACCTTTCCATTCTATGTAGCCAAGCATATGATATATAACACTCTTTGATTTAACATTCATATATGTTTTCATATCATCAAAGGTAGGCATGACTTCGTGGTCATGTTTATATTTCCTTATAAACTTATAAAGTTTTAATTGTCTTGGTGTTAACATATCTTTCTCCAACCATTTATAATTTCTACCTGACATATTTAAAATTGCTTAGGTGTTAACATGATGCTTTGCTCCTTGTATTCTTAACTCTCTTTCATATTTAACGTCAGCTTTTAAATATTTTATTTCTTCACCAGCTTTTCTTAATTGTTCTTGTAAGTATTCTTTTTGTTTAGTTAACTTATCTATTACTTCTTCCAAATCATTATCTCCTCTACCAGATTTATTTAACTTCTTCTTAATACTATTTTTTAAATCAGCACTAAAAGTATTTAAATATATATCATCCATATTAATTTGCTTGTACTGGATAAGCTATTGCTTGTTCAAATAAAAAATATGAACATCCCTCATACTCATTTGTTTTAATCATAAGATTAGCATAAGTATCTGCATCTTCTCTAGTTGCAAATCCTTTTTCTCCTATGTATCTATCAGAACTATTAAACTTACTCATCACTACAAACTTCTTATCTATTTTTTTATCTGTCATATTATATCCTTTGTTATTTTACACTCTTCTTATTATTCCAGATGTTATTATTAAATACTTGTATGAGTCTGGATAACTCAACAGTATGTTCTTTCTTAAACTTATCTTTAAAGATAACTTTACAATCATCACTAGGTAATTTTGTTTTACCATATAGTATTACTGTATCTCCTATCATTTTTTTTCCTTTGCTTTAAAATGTTTCATCCATAACCAATTCCAAAAAGAAAAGAATCTATTATTCCATTTTTTATTTTCATAATTATCTACCTCTTCAATTTCATACTCAACAGAAAGTTTTTTTCTCTCTGTTTCAGTTAGGTTCATAAAAATTTTGTAAGCTTTTCTATTATTTATCATTTGTTTTTTTCTTTCTATGCTTACCCATGTACCACTCTGCAGGTTCGTAATCCCACCTCTTCCCATGATGTCCTCTCATGTCAGCATACCACATACGCAATCTTACTATTAATTTTTTTATAAACATATTACTATTATACCACATTTAAAAATAAAGTCAAGCATTAATTTAATGTTTTTTCTTTACATAGTTTATTCTCTATTAAAAAGTTAGCTTGTTTTCCAAACCAACCTGCCAACTGCCAACACATTCCTGTATCAATCAGATGTTGCCATGCTCTTAACTCTTCGGCTACTGTTTCTGCAGGTATATAACCATCAGCTATACCTACTGCTTCATGTACTTTTAAAACTAATCCCTTATCTAAATTAATCCTTTTATATTTTTGATAGTATTCTAATTCAGCTCTAGATTTAAAAACTTTCTTACCATAGATTGCTATGTTAACTCTTATTTTTTTTGTCATACTTTTCCTTTAGTTTAATTGCTATACCAAACAACCCATGCTCTCTACATTTTTTCATAATAGATTTAAGTCTAAGTATAAATCCTGTTAGTCTATTCATAAGAACCCTTAGCTATTTCTTCTATGTCTCTCTTCTTTATATTAAAATTAGGGTAGTCACTATCTCCCCCTTGTTGCCAATCTAATACATTAACATCCATAGCTTTAGTATATGCATCTTCAATATTTTTAGCATCTAACTCTACAAAATAACTTATCTTATCATAAGCCCACACTCTATACTTTTTCATTCACCCTCCACTTCATCAACACTATCAATTATAAATCCAGTTTCATTCCAACTCTGCAACTCATCCCAATTACTAATAGGTATTTTATTAGCTTTCTCTTCTGCTTCTTCTTTGTTGTTAGCTTTAACAGTAGTTTCATATTGTTCGGTCACATTATAACCACCTCTTATCTCATATGTTTTCATACACTCTCCTCTACTTTAGTTATTTCTACATTGTCTTCACTCATCTCATCTTGTGTTGTTATCCATTCAAGATTTTCTAAGTCTTCTTCGTTATCAAATCTTTCTTGAGCATCATCTTCATCCTCTGCCATGATATAATTTTCTTTAATAATATATCCTCTTTCCATTACTGATATTTTATATTTGTTCATATTAATATTACTCCTATAATAAATCCTAATGTAAACATTACTATTTCTCTTCTATAATATAAACTTTGTACACCTATTAATTCTTTCCAATCTTTAGGTGTCTTGCCATATATTAACATTATATATTCTCCAGTTGTTCTAGTGCTTTGTTGTATGCTTTAATAACTACATCCTCATTTAAAAAGAAACCATTGTCATCTTTGTACCAATACTTTTTAAACAATAATGTTTGTAAGTCTGGTAAACTTATTGGAAGTTTATTTAA